TAGAACCAATAACTCCTGCGTTATATAAAAACCCCATAAAGTTATTACCAGCAGATGTACCACTAGCATGACTTACATTGATAACACCGCCATAACTACTTACAGTAGCATAAAAACCATTAGTATTTTGTGGACCTGTTGTTGTTTGGTTTAAAAGCAAATTACCACTATTATCTAGTGTCATTGCTTGGGTGAAGGTAATAGCGTTACCTGCTGTGCCGGAAGCCGCTGTGTTCCAATAATGAGCACCAGCAGATTGACGATAAGTTGATGCTGCGGCAGTACTTCCGTAAGTCCAACCAGAACTGAAATAAGCGTTCTGGGTGAAGTATGAATCCGTTGCCGAATAGTTAAAAAGTGCTGTACCTTTTGAACCAACCTCAAAAGCTTTGGTTCCACCCCAAGCACTAGGAGTAACTCCTACACCCACGTTTTGTGAGTTATCTATCGTTACCGCAGTAGTTGCCGTACCACCTGAAGTGGTCGTAGCTAGTTGTAAAGTTCCATCGTTACCAGCGGTATAGACTAGACCCGTTGTGCCACTTGACACGCCATTGTCCGCCTTGAGAATATTGGATGACATTGTTTTTGTTCCTTATGCTATGTTAGCCGCTTTTAATCTTGCTCTTAGGGATTGAACTTCTGCTACCAAATAAGCAATTAATTCTGGTTGTGAAGCATCAATTTGTTGGTAAACTGGTTTTCCTTCAGCATCAACTGCGTTAGGCTGACCATTTACTGCTTTTGGCAATACTGTTTGTAATTCATCTGCAATAAAACCAACATCAGGAGAATTATCAGAAACCCAAGTAAATGTTCTTGGTTTAAGGGAATCAATTACTGTACCACTATTTGTAAGGTCTGCTATATTTGATTTAAGCCTTCTATCTGAAGATGTATTGTAAGAAACGCCTGTTCCATTTGTTGTAATTGTTCCAACTGTTGTTGTATTACCATATTGAAAAGCGGCTAATCTAGCAGCAGTATATTGAACATTTAAAACTAAAGCTGCATAAGCGGCATTTGAACTTGTTTGTGAATAAAGTGCATCAGTACTACTTATTAATTGTACTTTACCGCCAGTACCAATTGTGCTTGCACTATTAACTATTAAATTACCACTATTATCTAGTGTCATTGCTTGGGTAAATGATATTGTTCCACCCGCTGTTCCTGATGGTGCTACATACCAAGCGTGTTGACCAGTACCCGCACCTTGAGAATAATAAGTTGCATACCCGTTATTTTGATATAAATTATTGGATGTTCCGTTTATAGTATTGAAATACAAAGATATTTGATTTCCTGCGGTATTTCCAAATAAAGAACCAGCTCCAGAAAACTGAACACCTTTCCAATTTGTAGCCCAACTTGCACTAGGAGTAACTCCTATACCCACGTTTTGAGCTGTATCTATTGTTACCGCAGTAGTCGTGCCGTTAGTTTGTAGCTGAAGTACGCCCGATGTATCTGCCGTGTAAACTAAAGAAGTTGTTGTCGTTGTTCCTGCACTTATTGTTGATGCCATGTTTGTTCCTTAAATTACTACCCAGCGCTGACCGCTCGCGACCGTGACGCTAACTCCAGATGCTGTTGTGATTGGACCAACTGAGAAACCGTTTGTGCCCGTTGCGATGGTATAGCTAACGCTTGCTGTCGTGTTGTTAACTTGAATAGCGCCGCCCGCTTGAGCACCACCAATACCGCCCCAGATCGTTCCGTTGTAACCTTCAAACTGAGATAACGATGTGTTATACCTGAACATGCCCGTTGCAGGAGAGCCTGATCTTTGTGCCGTCGTACCCGCAGCTACTTGGATTTCTCCAGTGCCAGACATCGTAATATCGCCCGTAGTAGAAAGCGTTGCAAGCGATACGTTACTTGTTGTTGGGTCTATATAGACAGCTTTTTCAGACGGGTATGTTAAAAATACGTTCTGTGTACCAGACGCAAAATTAGTTAAAGACCCTGCATTGCTAGAAGACAGTACTGTGGTACGGCTTAACGTATTGCCTGTGTTCCAAGTGCCAAGACCCACTTCCCAATTAGCGCCGCCTTGGTCTGCAATACAGTAATATGTAGTTGTGCCGTTAACAGAACCAAACGCCGCGCTAAAGGCTTGATACCCCGTAACAGCACCAAGGAGCGTAACTACGCCTGTGCCCGGCGCACTACATGTCTCTAAAACCCTGTCTTTGACTAGAAAGGCCATACATACCCCTTAATTAAGACGTAGCGGTGGTCGAAAAAGTAACGCTGACAGTATCTCCAGATGTCGTTGTTTTCGCTGTACCAAAGTTTCCTTCAGAATACAAAGTACCGCTTGTATTGCTTTGAGCACTAGAAGCGCCTGTACCAAGTACCAAGAAACATCCGTATACCGTACCACCACTACCTGTGATTGTATAGGTAATAGCCGTTGCTGTGGAAGATGTTACGTTAGAAGGAGTTGATCCTGTACTGGTAGATGATGCAAAAACTGCTGTACCGCGAACGGCTGATCCGCCCACTGTATAAGCTATAAACTCTTTAGACGGAACGATTGTGCTCATAACGTCTGTTGCAGCGGGTGTAATGCTTGCATTGAGCAAACCAAGGTAAGGTCCGGTCACAGAGTAGCTTGAGCCTCTAAGTAAAGTATCAAGCATTAACTGCTTTCCTACTGCTACCACTAGGTTGGGAAACTCTTCTTCCCATTTAATGTTTCCGTCTTTGTCGCGGCAAACAACGTGATACCAACCTTCAACGCCCATTCCTTCTGGGATCTTAGCATTAGCTTGTAATGTAGCAACTGCATGGTCGCCAAATTTTGAAAGTTCGTTAGTCATCTTGACTCCTTAAGAAATGGTAATAACCGCAGTAGTTGATGTTGCGGCAGGCCAGGTTATGGTGAAATTGTTCATGGTAATGTCGTTACCAAAGTTTAAAACGAAAACAGAATTACCCGTAGTTGCATTGTAAATTAAAGCTCCTCTTGCGGTAATAGTTGCGCCTGTCCAGGTCACATTATTAAAGTAAGGAAAAGCTACGTTGTTAGCCAAATCCTGTCCCGGATTAGCAGATATCGTAATGACATTACCACCTGCCGTATACCCATTAGCCACAACCTCTGCCGTTGTACCAGAATAAGTCGCTGTCGTATTGTTAAGATTGCTCAAAGCAGTATACAAAGCCACCTTATAGGTATACGGAGAAGTCGTTGTGAAGTTAACCAGACCGTTCAAGCAGTCTGATTTAAACTGGGTAGTCTGGGTTTGGATGATCATACTGCTGCATTACCTCTAATATTAGTATTCAGCTTAGTTTGACCATCCCTATACGCATCACCTCTTTCAAGTCCATCTCCGAGGCGTTTAGCAAGCATAAGCGCTTCTGAGTACTTATCTTCATAGTACTTAACTAAATCTTGCTCACCCTTCATAAACAACATGGCTTCGCGCATAGATCCATAAAGAAGTACTGGATCAAAGTTATCGCCCAACCAGCTTGTTCCATTTGAGTTGTTAATCGTATTGACATTGATAGCAAAGCCCGATCCTGATCCGCCAAGGCTAGATGCAGATACACCTAAAGAATCTCCAACAGCATAAAAATTGCCACCGTTTTGAAGTGTAAAGGAAGTTACTGTTCCGCTAGATCCCACTAAAAAGTCGGCATAAGCACTCTGCCCAGACCCACCGGTCAAAGGAATATTTTGATACAAACCAGGAGCATAACCAAATCCTGAATTGGTAACGTTGGTTACAGAAGTAATAATACCTTGAACTATTGAAGGGGGGTAAAAGAAATAATGTAACTCTACGTTATAAGATTGATCCGGCGTAGGCCCAAGAATACAAGACAATTCATTTTGATTATTGTATTGAGGTCCAAAGACTGCATAGTATTTAGGCGTTCCTTGCGCCGTTGGATTTGGATATGCCTCTCGAATAAAGTTTACATCCTTATTAAGAAGGTAGGTAAACGGCACAGTCGTATAGTCTGATGTGTATATAGCTATGGAATATGTTGATAGCCAATCTATCGGTAAAGATAAATAAGAATTACTTGCGGTTAAAGTGCCTGTAACATTCTTACGAAGGGAGGCAAAGTTAATCGTGTTGTATACCCTTTCCTCGCACTGCTGCACGAATATTGGAATATTTGCAAGAAACAAAGACTCCGTATTCTCAGCATACGCTTGGATTGTGTTGTACAACGTTTCGTAATTCACGCCATTGGTCCTCTTGCAATTCTACCTTTTGTAGCCGCGCCGTTACCACGAGTTTCTATCCCAGTGGATTTAGGACCATTTGTAATGTTGCCTAAACTTACGCGTCTTGCGGGCATGCCCCCAGGAGTAGACTCGTCTGCACGCATTGTATTTGGGTCAGTAGCATAATGAACAGCCTCTTGTCCATTAATAACATTACCTTTCATGTTATGTGCTTGCGCATATAACGAAGCTGGACCTACTTCTTTGCCGCCTTTTTTCATGCTGAATTTAGCCATTATTTGCCCCTTGAAGAAGACTTCTGGTTAGTAACACGAGCCATATTACGACCCATGCTTCTAAGATTAGACTGAGTTACACCACCCTTTGCCATTTTCTTTGTAGGCATACCGCCTTTTTTAAGGACGATTTTAGTGTGCTTACCAGGATGTTCTTGAGCATCGTGCTCTTTAAAAGCTTTTTTGATCATTGCTTTATCTTGAGCAATGTCGTTATCCATTTCTTTTTTAGCCATAATTTACTCCTACGTTATTGTGACTGAATTTACCGTGCCTTTTGCAACCAAGGCATTTGGCGTTAGGCTTCTATCAAAACCACTGGAACCACCAACCGGCATCCAGCCCCATTGAAACACTCGACTTCCAGTTTCAGGATATCCGTTCTCATCAAGTGAGTTGTCAACCCCGTTTTGAATCTGCAGTCCACTACTTCCAGAACCATAATAGCTGATATCAGGTCTTGGCTCACGCACTGCTTGCGGATCATTTACAGGATACAAACCTAATTGTAATTGTGGATGATCAGGATCCCAACACTCTGGACATACTTTGATGCTAACTTGTTTGGTTTTAATCGTCAACTTACGAAGTTCGACAAGTTTGTACCGCTGACCGCACCGGTCGCATTCGGCAATCGCATACTTACCGGAAGAATACTTACTAGGCATCCTTTACCTCGAATAGAAAATGTTCCTTGGAACCCACCGGATCGGAGCAGTCTCACGGTCTTCCTGGGCAGCCAAGTTAAACTGATCCTCGTAGTCCTGTTTCAAAAACAAAACGCGCTCTGGCATGACTTCTGGCTTCTTAACACTAAGAAAATAAGAAAGTCCAGCCACAAAGCAGTTAATAAATCTGAACGGAATATCTTGAACGTTGACGCCGCCCCCTGCGTCTTGTATGCGCCTCATGCGCCAGTAAACGAGTGTATAGGGGCCTCCACCTGAGTCCGGACAAGGCCAAACGGTCAGGTTAGGGAGGTATTGCTCAATTATCGCGGCCCCTGCGGTGTGCGCTACAGCAGTTGTGCCGTTTTGTCCACGATAACAGTTTACGATCTGATTACCGCTGATATTAGCGTAACCAATAATTTCATTATCAATCTGGATATACCCAGAACTACGCAGGTTCTGCGTTGTACTTAAAGTCAGCGTCGTATCTGTGGCTAAACAAGTAGACGCAAGAGTAATCGTCGTTGGGTTGGCGTTACCTGTTTGGCGGTTAAACCAGACTTGAATAGGGCGCCCCGTCGTTAACTTGTTAGGTATTGTGGAATAGGTACTTTCACTAATACGGCTTAAATTAATATCCGCCTGATTAGAGGTGCTGGTATTGCTTGTACGGGTAACTAAATCAAGGATATCAATGGTGTCATTAGGCACGTTGTAAAACGCTTGCCCAGTTACCAGGGGGATGACACACTCCTCGACAGTCCAAAGGTTAATGCCACGATTAGCCCACTCAATCGTCATCAGGTTGATAGACCGACGTGCAGTACGCAGGTCATATCCGGAGCGCATCTGGAGGCCGCAACGCTCAAACGCATCCTCGACCAGTTCAGTTAGGTCTAGATTAAACGATGTGGTTCCAGATGTTTGAGCCATTATTAATTAGCTTTGTTAGCTGCAGATTGTTTTTGTGCGTCTGTCTGTGGGGCTTCAATAGGTACGGTCGCAGGAGTCACAGACATAGTAATTACGTTCGTATCAGCAGGGGCGGCTATAACAACAGGGGCGGCTATAACAACAGGAGCTTCAATAACAGGCGCAGCAGGTTGTGCAATCTTTAGATGCTCTTCAATCTTATCAATAAATGCTTGAGTTTCTTTAGTAACTGCACCGTGCGCAGATTCTTGAACCTGAGCCATATGCTTAACAAGAGCATATAAGTGCTCAACATTCTCTTCAATATGCTTTAGTAAACTCATTTATTTCTCCTAGTTTTAGCTGATTCAATAAAATCTTGCTTAGTCGGTGCGCCCTTGCTACCCGGCTTTCTCATCTTCTCTTTTGACCCGTGCCTTATACGTTCTTGCTTCGCATGAATATTGGCATAAAGTCCAACAGGTCCACCTTTTTTGTAGACCTCAACGTCATTTGGATTGTCCTTACGAACAACCGTTTTAGCTTCAGGCATTTTGGAAGGGCGGATTGCGCCCATTCCCCGACTCGCCATCATTTCTTTTTAGCCATCCCACCACCGCACATAGCCATAACATGCTCATGGTGTTTTTTGTGATCTGCCTTGTGTTCGCCATAATGTTTATGGTGGTGGACGTGTCCGCCTTCTTCCATCTTTTCCATCATATGCACGTTGTGCGTATGAACTGGAGTTGCTTCTTTCATTAATGGAGGATGATCGTTTTTCATAATTAATCCTTAAACAAATTTACCGCGAGTTTTGCCTTTAGAAGCAATACCATCTGCACGAGAAGAAGCTGTGCCGCCAGAAGCCATCTTCTTAACAGTCTTACCACCTTTCTTCATACCAGTAGTACTACCTGCCATTTTTTCTTCAATATCTCTAGTATGCCCACGCTTTTGAAGCTTAGACTCACCAAATTTACCGTGCTTGTTAGATCCCTTTTCTACGTCTTCCGACATACTGCGGGGACCCATTGTTTCTTTTGCTGCCATATTTCCACCTTTAGAAAATTTCTTGCCTTTGTCGGCTTGACTAAAATCTTCCCCAACATTTTTGGGGACTCCTACTTTCTTGGCGAACGCTGGGTTATGGGCCACCGCCTCCATGAAATTGTGCTGTTTTTTACTGCTACTTGGCATTCTTAATCTCCATAAGCCTATCCAGTTTTTCGTCCAACCTATCAAGACGGTCCAAAACCCTAGCGATGTCTGCATGGACTTCTTGCTTTGTAACGTACTCTTTAGCAATCTCTTCTCTGGTTCTGTTAAGAAGGATGGTAACTCTTTGCAGTTCATTAAATTTCTCCTTAAGGAAAAACCCTATGATCGCGACAAAAAGCGATAGTGCGGAGTTCCAAAGTATCATAACGTCCATTTAGATCTTTTCCCTAATTTCTTTATATTTATCCCACTTAGGTGAATCCACAGAAGCGTATAAATATTGTGCAGCGAATTCAAGTAGTGTAGGGTCGTCTCTAAAATGTCCTAAACCGCGGTTGCAATGATTACATAACATTCCACGAATTTTACCGGTTATGTGGTCATGGTCAACGACTAGTTTAGTTTCGTCTCCACATATAACACACTCTTTTGTTGTTGCTTTAAGTTCTTTTAGGGCTTCGTCTGAAATAACAGATCTATGTTTACCTCGGCAATTTTCATTTCGATAAGAAGCACGGCAAGTACGGCACCAACTATCAAAACCTAATTTAGTTTTATTGTGTAATGGAAAATTAAC